CCATTACTCGTTCTATTCGTTTAGCTGATGATGATGCAGCCGTTACTATGGAGTTACCAGATAAAGCTGATCGTCTTGGCAAGGTACTTTCTTTTAATTCTTCTACTGGTGCTGTTCAGGTACAAACTTATGCTTCTCCTGATGCAACAGCAAGTATTGATGGAGTTACAGCAGGTACAGTTACAGCAAGTAAATTTCTACAAGTAGACGCTAATCGTGACTTATCAACTATTCGTAATGTTACATCTGACGGTACAATTACAGCAGCTTCTTTTGTTATTGGTTCAGCAGCTATAAATGAAAATGATTTAGAAGCTCTAGATGATGTGATAGCAGGTACGGTTGCAGCAAGCAAAGCTGCAATAGTTGATACGAATAAGGATATTACAGGCTTTAGAAATATTACCCTGACAGGTGAACTAGATGCAGCGACCTTAGACATAAGCGGTGATGCTGACATTGATGGCACACTTGAAGCTGACGCAATAACTATTGGTGGTGTTACTCTAGCTGAAACGATTGCTGACACCGTTGGTGCAATGGTTAGCTCTAATACTGAATCTGGCATTGCCGTAACCTACGATGATAGCGACAACACATTAGATTTTACAGTAGCATCTATTACAGCAGTTGGTGCTTTAGATAGTGGATCTATTACTTCTGGCTTTGGAACAATAGATACTGGTTCTTCTACGATAACGACTACAGGTGAAGTAGGTGTTGGACGATTAAATTTATCTAGTGCTGTAAGCTCTAGTGATCTTGGCAGTGACGCTGCACAAGTAGGTTATTCAAGCACTGATGGCTTATTGTTAATGGGTCAAGGTTCTTCAAATGATGTTGTTTTAATTAATGATACTGGTACAATAGTGTGTAGGATTCCAACAGGTCTTTCACAATTTATTGTAAGTGGATCGTTTCAAGTTTCTTCTTCAGCTGGTGGAAAAGCATATCTAACAACTTCTGAACAAACTGTTGTAGCAGATGACAGTCTTGGTGCTTTAGAGTGGTATGCTCCCTCAGAAACATCTGGCACAGATAGTATTGGAAAATCAGGTGCGATTGAATGTGTAGCAGAGGGTGAGTTTACAGCCACAGCTAACCCAACAAAAATGGAATTTAAGTTAGGTGTTTCAGAAGCTGCTACAGCTAAAATGACGCTTGCATCAAATGGAAATCTTACTGTCACAGGCGATCTAACTATAACAGGCGATGATCTGTTTATGAATACCAATACAAGTGGTTATATGTTGGTTGCTGATGGAACAAACTACAATCCTGTGGCAATAAGTGGCGATGTTACAATGGCAGCAAGTGGTGCTGTTACAATAGCGAATGATGCTATTGAAAGTACTATGTTAAATGACAACGTAATTAGTGGACAAACAGAATTAGCAAGTGGGATTTCTGATACCGATGAAATATTAATTAGTGATGGTGGAACAATTAAACGAACCGATATGTCTGTAGTAAAAACTTATGTAGGTGGTTCATCAGCAAGCAAAGGTTTTGCAGTAGCAATGGCAATAGCACTTTAGGAGATAAATATGGCACAGGATTTTGAACGAAACACAGCAAACGCTGTTGGTACAGGTGCAACGACATTACGCACAGCGAACAGTGATGATGCAATAGTCGGTATTACTGTTGCTAACGTACACACTGCACAAATTACCGTTGAAGTATATATCAACGATGGCTCAAACGACATTCACATTGTTAAAGATGCACCCATACCAGTAGGCGGTGCTTTGCAAGTTTTAGATGGTGGAGCAAAGATTGTCATGGTTAGTGGTGATGCTCTTAAAGTCAAAAGTAATACAGCAAGTTCCGCAGATGTTTGGGTTTCAGTTGTTGATACCATTAGTGAATAGGAGTTAGGTTATGCCATACTTAGGAAATACAGCGCAGAAACTTGTAACAGCAGATGATGTTACAGTTACAGATGACCTGACCGTCACAGATGACGCTACGATTGGTGGTAATTTAAATGTAAATAGTATTATTCAAACAACTACCTCTGATGGTGATATGATATTTAAAGGTAACGATGGAGGTTCAACTGTAACAGCCCTAACCCTAGATATGTCAGAATTAGGTGCAGCTACTTTTGGTGCTTCACCAATGACAGTTCAATCAACTGCTCCAATGATTGATTTTATGGAAACAGGCGTTACAGACAGTAATACTAGGCTTAGACATAACTCAGGTAATTTTGTTATTCAAAAACTTAGTGATGATAAAAACACAGCTACAGATGTTATAAAAATTGATAATGGAGAACTCGCAGTTACTATGCCAACGCAACCTGCGTTTTTAGCTCAACCTGCTTCTCAACAAAGTGACGTAGCAGCCGATACTACTATTGCCTTTGGTACTGAAATATTTGACCAAGGGTCTGACTTTGCAAGCAATACTTTTACTGCTCCAATTACAGGTAAATATCAATTAAGCTGTGCAATAAGAATGGATGATATTGATGCAGCCAGTGATTTTATAAGAATTGGAATACATACTAGCAATAGGCAGTATTATTACCTTTTTGAACCTGACATTGGAACATCCTCAGGACAAGACATAACAAGATTTCCTGCTGTGTTATCTATCCTTGCGGACATGGATGCTAATGATACAGCTACTGTTGTTCTTAATTTTACAGGTGGTAGTGCTCAAACAAATATAATTACCGATTCATATTTTTCAGGGTTTTTAGCCTGTTAAGCCAACGCTGAAATAAGCAAAACATAAAGGAGTTTTAAATATGGCAAATCACACATACACAGTTACACTAACAGATGACCAACAAAAGATATTAGCGAATGACCTGTATACAGATACAGACATGGCAGGGTTAGATGCTTGGATTGCAGCAGCAGTTACAGGTAAAATAAATAAATGTTGGACAAGAATGCAACAAGAATGGACTACAAAGCTAATGGAAGATGAAAGTTTTACTAACAGTATACCTAGCAACCAAGCTAACTTCATAGCTCTTGTTACGGCTAGGTCTGATTACAAAACTCGTAAACAACGAGATGATGCATAAGGAGAGCTAGATGCCATATATCGGAAAGTCACCGTCGCAAGGCGTAAGAACACGCTACTATTATACAGTGAGCGCAGGCGCTACTTCTGTTAGTGGCAGTGATGATAACTCAAACACACTTGTTTTTAGTGATGGAAATTACTGCGATGTTTCTTTGAATGGCGTAACCCTTGTAGCAGGAACAGATTATAACACAACAACAGCCAACACAATCGCAGGGCTATCAGCTATGTCAGCAAATGATGTTGTTGAGGTGGTTGTCTATGATACCTTTTCGATTTTTAGTGGTAATATAAATAGTGACTTGGCAGTAGGTGGTGATTTAGCTGTAACAGGTACAACTACGCTATCAAGCAATGCAAATTTTTCTGATAATGCCAAGGCTGTTTTTGGTGCAGGAACTGAAATGGAATTGTATTCTGATGGTTCTACAGGATACATGGATACAGCATTATTTATTGTTGCAAACGCCGCTCACACGAACAATATTGCTAAATTTATCCAAAGTGGTGCAGTCGAGCTTTATCACAATAATTCGTTAAAATTTACTACAGCTTCTGATGGTATAGGTGTTACAGGCGATATAGTTTTTAGTGGGTCGGGTAATGGTATTTGCCTTGGAGCTACCAGTAACACAGCAGCTAACACGTTAGATGATTACGAAGAAGGTACGCATAATCCTACAGATTCTAGCGGTGCTAGTTTAACTTTTTCAACATTTACAGGTGCATACACAAAGATTGGAAATGTAGTGTGTTTTCAAGCTAAAGTAATATATCCTTCTACGTCAAATGGTTCAGAAGCAAGAATCTCTCTTCCTTTTGTTGTTGGTGCTCCTCATGCTAATTATTATCCATCAGGTAAAAATGATGCAAATGGTAATACGTCTGCTTCACTTACTTTAGGGGTTACAGGTCAATCTTACGCTATATTTAAAAATGATAGTGGTGGTTCTACTGCTACAAATGCTAATTTGTCTGGTGCAAATATAAATATAGCACTTACATACAAAACAACTTAATGAATTAAAGGAGATAAAACATGGCAAATGGCGATATAACTAAAGCAATAGAATATGACAAAATAGAAGTAGTTAATACTTGGTCAATACAGGTAAGACAAGCAACTGTTGTACTAGAAGAACAAGCAGATGGCAGTAAGAAAGAACTTACACGCTCTTTTCATCGACATGCTCTGCAACCATTCAGTTCATCAAAAGATAGCGATGATAAATGGACGCACACAGCTACAGACATAACAGGTGAAGATGCAAGTGTTCAAGCAATAGCTAATGCAGCTTGGACTGACGATGTTAAGACAGCGTTTAAAGCAAGCCAGGAAGCATCATAGGAGAAGTAAATGAGCAAAGCACGACAACTCGCAGACAACGGTGCATCTACACCAAATCGTAACATGATAATAAACGGTGCAATGAACGTGGCTCAACGCTCTACATCAGAAACAGGTATAGGTGCTAGTACCAGTGTTGAATATCAAACAGTAGATAGAATAGCAGTAGCTCCTAATACATCAGGTCGTTTAACAATGACGCAAACGGCTGATGGTCCAAGTGGTTTTGCTAATTGTTTAAAACTTGCTTGTACAACTGCTGATACTTCTATTGCATCAGGAGAGTATTTACTTTTACAACACAAAATTGAAGGTCAAAATTTACAACGAATAAAAAAAGGTACAAGTGATGCAGAACAAATTACAATATCTTTTTATGTAAAAGGTAATGCTTCTGCTACTTATGCATTAAGTTTACTTGATAATGACAATAACCGTTCAGTTTCAAAGCTTTTTGCAGTAACTACGTCTTGGAATAGAATAGAATTAAATTTTCCTGCTGATACAACAGGTGCTTTTGGTGATGATACTGGAGCAGGTTTAACATTAGATTTTTTTCTTCATGGAGGTTCTGATTATACAGGTGGAACATTAGCGACTACTTGGGCTTCTACTACTAATGCTAACAGAGCAGTAGGTATATCATCTTTTTTTGACGCTACATCTCGTACATTTTTCTTAACTGGATTGCAAATGGAGATTGGCTCGTCTGCTACACCCTTTGAACACAAAACTTTTGCAAAGGATTTAGCTGAATGCCAACGGTATTATTATAAAGCAGGACCATTTCCTGCAAATGATTCTTTTTGTTGTGGTTTTAATGGTACTACTACTACAGGTCAGGGAGTTGTACCTTTTCCTGTAACCATGAGAGCAGAGCCAACTGCTTTGGAGCAACAAGGCACAGGTGCAAACTACAGGATTGCACACACAAATACAGCAACAAATTGCAATTCTGTGCCAATTTTTGATAGAGCAACAAATCAAAATAGTGGAGTTATTTTTACTGTAGCATCAGGTTTAACCGCAGGACAAGGTAATGATTTAAGAAGTATTGAAGCATCAGCCTTTTTAGCATGGAGTGCAGAACTATGAGTTATTCAGTTTTAGGTAAAACAAGCACCAATGAAAATTTATACATTAGTGGTGATAATAAAAGAACCTGCATTGGAATAGATAATATATTTCAAGATTGGTTAAGAGCAAATAAAGACAGTTTACCGTCAGACATTCAAGCTAAAGTAGACGCAGGTGAATTAACTATAGCGGATGCTGACTAAATGGAACCAATTTCTGCTGCACTCTTAGCTTTTGGTGCTATTAAAAAAGGTATTAGTATGGGGAAAGAACTTCATACTATGGGAAAAGATATTAATAATCTTTTTTCTTTTATTGATGGAGCTAAAGAAGCACAGAAGTCAGGTAAAAAAGGTGATCCTCTCTCCGATTATATAGCCTATGAGAAAGCATTAGATTACGAAAAGCAATTAATGGAGCTTATCTGGCAAACCAGAGGGAGCAAGGGAGTTGCAAAGTTTAATGAATTTCGTAAACGAGCTAAAGAAAAAGAAAAAGAAGGTAGATATTTAGCTACAAAAAGAAAGAATCAAATTGTAAATGCGATTGGGTGGATAGTTTCTATCTGTATAACTGGTGGTGGTGGTTATCTTATGTATCTTTTTGCAATGAAGTATAAATAATTATGATGAATGATTATACCAAACAAAGTTATAATTTTTTTTACATTAGCTTTGCTTCTTCTCAGCTACTTAGATTCTATTACTTATGAACCTTATTGGATGTTAATTAAATGACACCAGAATATTTAGACAAGTGGAGAATTATACCTAGACTTATTATGTTAGCTTTGATTGTTATGACATTTAGAGTTATCGAATGGTTTATATCTTTACCTGATCCATCACTTGAGCAAGCAGCATTGCCATCTGTTATGACAGGTGCATTAACTGGTGCGTTTGCTGTGTTTCTAGGAAGTGGAAAAAAAGAATGAGTATAGTTGCAAATCTAATTGGTCCTGTTACTGGTCTACTTGATAAGTTTGTGGAAGATAAAGATCAGAAAGCAAAGCTTGCACATGAGTTAGCAACAATGGCTGACACTCATGCACAGCAGTTAGCTCTTGCTCAGGTGCAGGTAAACTTAGCAGAAGCACAATCTGGTTCTGTGTTTAAAGGTGGGTGGCGACCTTTTGTTGGGTGGGTGTGTGGCATTGCATTGTTGTATCATTTTATTTTAACTCCTTGTATCTTGTTTGGTGTAGCTTTGTTAGGTATAGATATACCACCACTACCTGCGTTTGACATGAGCAGTTTGTTAACTGTGTTGATGGGTATGCTTGGGTTAGGTGGGTTAAGAACATTTGAAAAGACTAAGGGAGTGAGCAAATGAATATAAATAAATTAAGACGACAGCTTGAGATTGATGAAGGTGTTAAGTACGAAGTGTACCTAGATCATTTGGGTAAAAAAACTTTTGGAATTGGTCATTTAGTTTTGGCTAAAGACCCAGAATCTAAGATGGAAGTAGGTGATCGTGTATCTGAGAGAAGAGTAGAAGAAGCATTTGATAAAGATATTCAATCTGTGATTGATGATTGTCAAAGATTGTATTCTAACTTTAATGCTATGCCAGAGGAATGTAAACAAATTACAGCTAACATGATGTTTAATATGGGCTTGCCAAAAATGAAAGCATTCAAGAAAATGAATGCAGCTATAGAAGATGAGAATTATTTAAAAGCTTCAGAAGAAATGGTTGATAGCAAATGGTATCGTACTGTACCTAACAGGGCTGATCGTCTTGTGCAAAGAATGAAGATGGTTAGCTAGAGATATTTCCTCCCAATCTCTAGGAAACTAACCACCGACTTGAGCTTTGGGTTGCTCCGTCGGTGGTTTTTTTTATAAAAAGAACGAGGGTTGCCACAACAAAACAACCCTCGTCCAAGTTGAGGCGTAAAGATTAGCGTTTGGAGAACACTCTCAGCCTCGCTAAAACGGTATCTCATCTTCCATTTGTTTACTAGTAGAATCTTTTTGTTCGTTATTAGAAGCTTGATGTCCACTAGAATTTTGTTTTTCTGAGATACTTATACTTAGATAATTGTTGCCTGTATTTTCCTGTTGTCTTTTCCAAGCAGCAATTTTCATTTCTTCAAGTAAACCATTTGATTCATTAATTGTACCTGAGTAATTAGGCGCTCTTTCATTATCACTTTCATTTTCAAACATTATACCTAGCTCTTGATACACACGCATAACTCTTTTACCTCCTTGCGTTGTACCTGCAATATAAACACATTGCTTTTCTATGCCTTCGATATTCAGCTTGCCAGATAGAACAAACTTCTGATCTGGAAAAGGTGCAAATGCAGCACCCTTGTTTGTGTTGTCGTAATCACTCATTAGAAATTATCTCCTTCTGATTGAGTTTTTTCTTTGGTTGGTATTGGTAAATCTTTGCGTGGTGTCTTTGATGCTTCATTACCATCGTCATCTTCTGGTGCTATGCAAGCCATTTGCAATGCACCATACCTACGAGCGTAGGTAATTGCTGAACCTAGACCTTGCATAGTTTGTTTTTCTAAGATCAAAGGTACTCTTGATACAAATGTTGCACCTGTTACATGAGTAAGTATTGTATCTACATAATCATTACCTGCTTCATCACGACCAGATGGTTGTGTAACTATAAAACCATTGTTGTGAAATGCTTCCATACAAGCTTCAAGGACATTGGACAGATCAGCATAGCTACTTTTATGAAATGGATTTGATGATTGCTTTAATGCTTTACCCATTTCTGTTTGTGCTTTTAAATAACAGTCAAGTGCTGTTTGTTTTTCTTCTTTATTTGCCATCTTTAGTTCTCCTTTTGTGATGGTGTTATTCTTAAAGAGCCACGCTTATCTCTCTTGATAGTAATTACAGGTGAGTAAACCTCGCTCTCGTTTGGTGCTACCAATTCTTTAAGCATCTTACCATATGCTTGATGAGACTTGGCATCTTTCATAGTATCTATATAATCATGTGCGATACTAATGAACTGGTTGTCGGCACTTGCATCTCTGCGTACCATATCATTAATTAATATTTTGTCTGTCATATGGGTCGTATCAATTTCGACTTGATCTGTAGGTGCAGTATCATCTTCTACACAAGTCCAGAACGCTCTGATTGTTTCGTTCATATGATGTACATACTCTTCATCACAAGATATTTTTCTGTAATCCCATGTGCTGTTACCAAAGATACAAGATAGGTAACATTCTTTTACGCCAGATATGTGCATATAAAATTGTAGCTGTGGCATATAACGAGCAAGTTGTTCTTTCATATTGGTAAAAGCATTTGTGTGTTTGCATTCTAAAATTAATTTTTGCAA